TGAACCACCATTGATAACTAAAGGTCGAGTTCCATCACCGATTTCAACAACTCTTGCTTGTGCTTTGCTATTGACGTTTAAATCAAGTCCAGTTGTAGATGAACCAGATGCCGCCCCAACAATAGGTGTTGTTACAGTAGTAAACGTACTAGCCGCAGGGGTTGTGCCGCCGATGACCGTGTTGTTAATCGTGCCGCCTGTGATGGGGTAGCCGTCTACATTGCCTGCTGCGTCTTCATAAACAGCCCGACCTGCGGGGTAGTCAACAAATACATCTTTAGTGCCTATGGAAAAGTTAACCAGCGATCCACCATTGCTAGATGCCAGCACGGTGTCCCGGCTCAGTGTCGTGCCAGAAGATGTATACGTGCCAATGCCCACCTCGTATTCAGTGCCTGTATAGGCTACGATGGTGTAGTACGTGGTGTTGCCGTTGCCTACAACAGCAAAACTTTGACAGCTAGGTACTGCCCCAAGCAGGGTGATTGTCCCTGTGCCTGCGGTAGTTGTCGTCTCCCTAACACGGTCGGCAAGGACAAGCGCCATATTTAACCTGCCAAGCTAAGTGTGTATGTAATGTTCAGTGTGTCGCCAGATACAACCGTCCGGTCGCCGGGTGATTGGAAATCAGCGGCAGAAAACAGTGTGCCTCCTGTGCCACCTTTTACGTCACTGCTAATTAAGAATGCCCCGCCCACAACAGCAGGTGCATTAATGTTAAACGTTGCCACAGAAGCCGCGTTTGTAGCCACAGAGGGGTTAGCTGTCGTTGCCGTAGCAAACGAGCATGTAGGACGAACACCGTTGCTGTATGGCGTGATTTCTGTCCAACCAATATGTGATAATGCTGTATCACTAGCCGCCGGTGTATTAGAAGCAGCCGCCCCGTACAAACCTAAGAACCAAGTTGTGATCTGTGTAACCGAAGTCAGGGCACTGCCCGCCATGTACTGAAGGCCCGTATTCACCACCAAGTTGTGTTCTGTTGCGGTCCACTTCACCTGCCCGTCAGCACCCACACACTCCATCGTAAAACGGCCCATAGCCAGAGCAGACTCGCCCGAACGTGTGCCACACACCAGCCCTGCGTCCACAACATCTTGACTTGTAACTTTTTCGTGTGACATAAAAACCTTTAAATAGAACTACGAATTAACGCCGTTGACACTGTGTTGGCGGGCATCGTAATAGTGAAATTGGTAGAAGTTTTGTCAGACCCAAAGTCCAACACGGCAATAGACTTATTGCCTTGGGTAAAGTTGTAGATCAAAGCACAACGAGCCGTCACCGCAGCGTTAAACACAACGTTCGCAAAGTTTACATAAGCGGTATAACCAGATGAGTTAATGGTCACGCCGGTCAAAGGAACGCCGCCCGGAGGATAACCACCACCACTTACTTCATTGGTTGCATCGTACACGGTCGTGGCTTCGTTTAAATTAGCGTTGGCCGTGTATAAAGCAATCTTTAATGTGTTGGTGGACAGATTGTGAACGCCCGTGTACAGCTCCGTTTTGAAGCTGGTGGTTTGGGTTTGTAGGATGTAACTCATGCAACAGACACCCTAACCTGACCATCACGATAAGCATCCATACGCTGCTTGCCGTCTGCCAAGTTTTTATACAAAGCAATAGCTTGGACGTAGCGATCCTGCGCCAACTTAACCATATCAGCCTCACCCTTCATGTAGGTGTAAGCTTCGCAAATGGTTCCGTACAAAAGCACAGAGTCAAAATTATCACCTAGCCATGTCGTAGTAGCCGTCACGATAGACTCGGGGTAGTAGTAGAAGTGCAACTCCACCACATAGTTGGAATCTGGCGTAGGGCCAAGAATAAACGACAACTCTGTGGAATCTAACGTAGACGGCCCAAATATGGCATAGTGTTTTGGAAGTCCAGTAGCAGAAGCGCTTGGATACGCCTCACGCACAAAGTTCACATCTTTGTTCAGTAAATACTTGTAGTCACCGGCTGCATCAACAACCGCCAACGAATATGTGGACAAGAAATCGCCGGGAGCTGATAAGTACTTATTGCCTGTAGACAATACGCCTGTCATGTTCTTTCGCAAATTGGAAGGCTGCGCAGTGTTATAAATGCGCTGCTCCGCCTGCTTAATGAAAATATTCATATCCACAGTTGGGAAAGAGTTTTCGCAGTAATCGTTTACCGCTGAGACAAGCTCGTTGTAGTTCATGCCATCGGGCCTCTTGCCATTACGCCTTTAGTTGCCGCGCCAGTACCACGCATTTTAATACCAGATGTTTTAGGCGCACCGCCAGAAGACTTGTTAACATTTCCAACAGTCATTTCCACTGTATCAGCACGGCTCAAGTTTTTACCAGAACCGGGATTTTCTGCAATGGAAACCTTTCTACCCTTCATCGTGTGAGGGGGAGCGTAAACTTTGGCATCGCCAACTTCTTTGCCCATCATTTTTTTGCTATACATATTAGCCTCGCTTTTGGTTGTTTGCGCGAGCCAGATTACGGCCTACTTTACGCATTTCCATACCAGTAACACCAGCAGACTTTTTGCCGCCAGCTTGCATTTTAACTTTTGGACCGCTGTTGCCCAAATTTTTGCCTTCAGTCTTGCCTTTTTTTGCAATGCCGTCTGCTGATCGTGTATATGCCATTTTAAGCTCCTATGAAACTGTAACTGTACCAACAAATGTCGTTGCTACCAAGTAGTTTGGCGTTAAATACGCATCAAAACTACTTGATCCACCGACCGGACTCCAACCCCACTGAATGTCCCGAGAACCACCCGTGGAATTGTTATTTGCATTAACGCCTGCAGTTACGTACGTTGTGTCTTTACGTGGGTTGCGAAGCGCTTGCGGGTCATATACCGGATACATACCCAACTGTAATTGAGGCTGGTCAGGGTCCCAGCATTCATTGCACACCAGAAGTTGATACTTCTTAGTTTTAATGATTTCATTGCGCAGGGTTTTCAGCTTAAATTGCTGACCGCAGCGATCACACATGGCAATCGCCCGTTTACCCGAAGCAAACTGATTAGACATTACGAGCCACCAATAAACATTCTGCGGGGTACGAACCTAATGGGAGCCTTCTCCCGGTCCTCACCAGCCGCTAAATCAAATTGTTCCATGTAAGCCGCTTTAAGCATGTCTACACGGTTTGCCATCTCAGGCACCTTCATGGCTATGTGATAGGCCAAACCCGCAGTCAGTGCGGGCAGGAAGCGGAAGTTCATGTCCGCCGTCTCAGGACCTGAGCCAGCGTCTTGCACTCGGCGCAAACGCCAATACACAAATTGATACGTTGTGGTGTTGTCAGGTGTTGGCCAGACAGTCACTGCAGGAAGCTGGGGAACAGATACTGCGGCACCTGTTGTATGAGCGGCGGCGGTAGTACCAGCCTGCCCACGAAACACATTACCCAAGGTTGTGCCGGACAGGTACCCGTAATAAATTATTTCACTGTCAAGCTTAATGAAGCCTGACCCAGCCAAGCCAGTCACTGAACTTAATGTGATGGTGGTGGCTGTCGATGTAATCGTCCCCGAGAGCGTAATGCTTGTAGGATTTGTCTCACCAGATAACCTTTGAACCCATACCTGAATCGGTCGCGCCTGTTGTAACTTGTTTGGGATGGTTGCATAAGTAGAAACACTAATACGGGTAATGGTTAAGTCAGCCTGCGTGGAGGCTGTGTTTTGACCAGTACGAATTACATGTTCAAGCAAATCAATGGTGTCAGTGGGCAGGGCGTAGGTGTTTAAACCAGCAGTCAGTGTGATTACACCCTGCTCCATCGTCCACATGTTGATACCACGGTTTTGCCACTCAATGGTCATCAGGTTCATTGACCGGCGTGCTGTACGCAAGTCATAACCTGAACGCAGTTCACGACCGGCACGCTCCCACGCTTCCTCGGCAATATCCGTGAAGTCAAGATTAAAGAGGGTGGTGCCGGTGGTGGTCATGTTTTAGCAGTCTTTGCAGATTGAACAAAAGCGTCAGCAGTAGGAGCGCCCTTCTGACCGGGCTTGCGCATCTTCTCTTTAGAGCCAGCGGCGATACGTTTTTTCTTGGCGTTAATGTTGGCATACAAGCCAACAGGACCTCCCTCAGCGTACTGCGTAAAGTCGGTATTATCACGGCGAGCTTTCTTTTTCCCGCCGGCCATTTTACTGGGCATTACGGCACCCATGCCACGACTGTTCATCATACAAATTTACCTCGCGTTTTACCTTGAGTGGCACAACCATCAGCACGTTTAGAGGCTGACGCAACTTTACCGCCACTAGCCATTTCACGGGGGGAAGGTGGCAGGCGCTTGCCTTTGGTAAAAATACCAGCGTCCTGCTTTTCTTCGTACCTCTGAAGTTCTTTGGCTGTGGGGCCACCTTGCTTGCCACGACCTGCGCCAGCTTTAGAGGCATTAGGGCCAACATAGCGATTTGCTCCGCTAACAGGTTTATCGGCTGAGAAAGACACCGTGCTGTCGGGGGCGTACTCATCAGATGCCATATCGGAGCCTTTTACCAAGTGCTCGTAGTTAGCTGGTTTGCTTTTTTTAGTAGCCATGATATTTCCTTAGCACTTACCGCCGCCCATCATTTTGACCATGGTGCCTTTGGTTTTGCCTTTGCTAGCAACGCCATCAGCCGCACGGGTGTAGCCGCCAGCAGACAATTTAGTCTTGGCTGCACCTTTGTGTAAACGGCCTTCGTGTTTGTTCACAGCCTTTTGCATCATGGATTTGTCCATTTTGACGTCTTGATGTTTCATGATTTACCCTTGTTAAAGTTTAGCCATTATTGGCTGTGTTACAGATACTTACCACGAGTTTTTCCGCGCTGGGCAATACCATCGCCACGGCGGGAAGCTTTGCTGGCTTTAACCTTGCCACCGCGTTTGTAGTCACCTTCATACTCCATGGCGTCTAGCTCTTGAAGCTTATTGCTACCAGATGTGAAGCTGCGGTCTTCTTCGGGGATAGCATCACGCCCCATAAAAGCATCCTTGGCGTAGTCTGTTGCTATACCCTTAGCGATATTTTTTGCAAAGCCGGTGGGGTTAGCAAGCAGGGCAATTGAATCTTTTGGCAGTCCCAAGGCATCCTCTGCTTTAGCTGAGGCATAGTCCTTAGCCTTACCAGTTAGGTAGGCTTTACCAAGTGTTGCTAGCAATGGTAGTGCCATGGTTACTTACCTTCCCGATTGAATAAGCTGGTCAATTTTTGCTTCCAGCTTGTTAAAACGTTGGTCAATGTGGTCAGTAATTCTTTGCACTTCTGCGTTAGTTGTGTAATCACGTGCGATCTCCTCTCGGGTGCGGTTTAGCAGAATGCCAAGGCGTTGGAGTTCATCAAACTTATCCTTGACAACATAGGTCAGCAGCCCCGTAAACAGGGTTAACGCTGCCGACCAAATGGTGTTGATGTCTAGCACTTCCATGCCCTCAAAGACTTGTTAATACGAGAGTCTGGGTCTTTTGCGGTCTTTGCGGACGTCAGCTTCGACTTCATGCCTTCCATCCTCGCACAGAAAGAGTCCTTGCGGGAGCCTCCTTCTGGCTGGGGCGGTTTCAAGTTCATCCCTTGCTTTTTGGCGGAGGCTCGACCCTTGGCGTTTAAACCGCCTTTGGGGTTCTTCCCTTCTTTCCTCTGCCATGCTGGACTCTTAGCCATAAAACACCGTGATTTTGGCAGTTGCAGGTAATGTCACATGGATATTGGTATTGAACAAAATACCTTCTCCGGGAATTGACATAGTGATTGGTTGTGTACCAGTACCAATGTTAAATTGCAAAAGAATGGTGCCGCCTGATCCGCCGTCACGAAAGATTACATCCCCAGCAGTACCGCCTGATATGCAGTGATACGCTTTCAAACGTGTTCGTTGAGACACTACCGTGCCTGTCGCCTCAGTGTGCGCCGCTTTTACGTCATATTGCATCATGATTTGATGCCCCTAATTAGGATGGTGTAACAGCGGTAGTGCCGTCAGCATTCACCCAAGTGCTAGTAGCAGTTGCGCCTGTAGCAATTTTCAATGTACCTAAAGTGGTGTTAAACACAATAGTACCTGCGGCTTTACCAACAGTGTTTACGGAGTCTGTTGCAGAAGCAATTTGTGTTGTAGTAGCAGTGCGAAGCTGGATGTAGCCTGCGGTTGAGTCTACATTACCTGTGATTGTACCGGTTACGTCGCCTGTTACGTTGCCAGTGATATTGCCGGTTACTGCGCCAATAAAGCCATTTGTGGACGTTACTGGGCCGGAGAAGGTGGTCGATGCCATGATTTTTCCTTACATACAAGTTAAGTGCATTAGTCTGTATGTCGTCAGCCGGGACTGTCTAATGCACCGGAAAGCCCGGATGTCTATTTATACCACTCCGTTTAAACCAATGCAACAAAAAAGGGAGCCGAAGCTCCCTTTTTCTTTACGTCGATTAGGACGAACCGGGTGAGCCGTAAATGCCCAGCGGGTCAGACACACCGAAGCTGTAACGCTCGCGGGCTTTGTAACGAACGTTACCTGTGTCAAAGTCGCCGTCCATGCTGTTAGACAGCGGTGTACGGACAAAGTGCTTCAAACCATTAGGCACATCAGTTGTCAAGAACCATGCGTTGGTATCTGTCAAGTAGTGGTTGACACAATAACCTTCGGGGATGGAACCATTGTTCTTCAATGCGTTAATGTCGTTGTCGGCTGTACCAACGCGCAATTCAGTTTCGAGCAAACGAGTTGCAACGAACATCAGTGCTGGTGGAACAATCAACTTCTTGGGCTTAGCGGCGATCAGCAAACCGCGCTCATCAGTCCAAGCTGCGATCTGAATAACAGCGTTTTCCAACGATGTTTCATTCAAGTCAGCGGCTGTGGAAGGACGGTTGCTGTTTGTACCACCGTTGACCAAGGGGTGTGCAGTTGAGAACAATGCTACGCCGTCGCCATAAGTGAAGGCGGAGCTAAAACCATTGTTCAAAGTTGCAGCAGCTTTCACCTGTTTGGTGTAAGCCATGGCGCGAGCCAAGCCCTTTGTGTAGCGTGAAGACAAGCTGTCATACAAGTTATCTTCCACGGCTTCTTCGGTGATGGAGAAACCCATCGCGATTGTTTCGTGGTTGTAACGTGCAGTCCATGCCTCTTGCGCGTTGTCATAAGCGATGGCTTGGCCTTCGTTTTTAACAGGAGCGGCTGAGAAGCCTGACAGTTTTGTTTCCTCTTCGAAGGAACGCTCGGAGGTTTCAGTGTCATAAATTTCTTTATGCTCTTCACCGTAGCGGGCGTACTCCAAGCCGAACAATGCGTTCAGGCCGGGGAGGAGTTCTTTAAGTAGTTGTGCGCGTGAAATAGCCATGATTTACTCCTTATGCCACACCGAGGCTGTTGTAATAGGCTTGTTGGCCCATGTTCAACTTCACGAGCACTTCGGGATACTGTGTAAACACAATAGTTGAAGCAGCCGGGATGTCGTTACCGGAACCTAAAACCAAACCTTGTTGGTTCAAAACAACGGTTGTGGTGTTTGTGACAGAAGCCACAAAAGAACCCAAACCGATGACTTGGCCGTTGCCGGCAATATAACCAACTTCTGAACCCACGATGACCGCGCCAGTGGAAGCCAATGGTGTTGTCAAAGTAATAGTGGTGCCTGAAGAGGAACCAGTATAAGACTGAGCAACAGCAGTGTCAGGCACTACGCCAACGATACGAACTGGGAAGGTAGATGTTGTTGCAGGGGTAGCAGTCACGCCAGCAACAGCGTTAGCTGAGTTGCCAGTGTTAATGTTACCAGTGTTGTTCAACATTTGCATGTTTTGACCAACCATCGCGGTAGCGGCGGAGCCAATTGTTGTACCACCTGAGCAGATAGCTGCTTGGAAAATGGTATCAGGGTCATCGCAAACGATGGCCACAGCGTCACCAGCTAAAGTGCTTGAAGGCCAAAATTGGCTAAAAGTCTTTTGCTTAGTTACAGGGTTGGTAAATGAACAACCTAGAAAAATGCCAACTGGAAAAATTGTGCTAGAACCAGCAGTCACTGACAGGCGGTTAATAAAACCACGATTAAGTTGCACGAAATCGCCATAGAAAATGTTGGTGCCGTACCCGTAAGGGATTGCAAGGCTACGGGTAGAACCCGCAAACACTTGACCACCAATCAAATTCACTGGCTTTAGGCCGTATGGGGCCGAGACAGTGGGATAAGCCATTTAAGACTCCTAAAAAAGTTAAATACCTTTACCGAAACTAACCCGGG